ATCCGGCAACCTTATCATAAACACCTTTTTCATATTTAAATACAACATTGGTTCCATCAATCATTTGAAATGCGGATTCGTCTTTGTACTTTTTCAAAAAAACCATTTTTCTATCTGGTCTTGATGCTGTTGGTTGTTTAAAGAACTCGGTTGATGATAATTCTGCCATATTTTACCTTATGATTTGTATCTCCTTACCTGAAGTCCAAACTTCAAGTTCTGTTCGCAAACGACCTTCAGTCTTTAGTGTTTCATAACGATTGGTTGCCTTTTGCTTCCACCATTGTATCACATTTTCCAATTCAAACTTATGATAATTTTCTTTATCTTTGATGAGTGTGTCAGTTTTACAACAGATATAATCTATATAGTTGCTATATCCATAGTTACTTATGTAATATCTTTTCTGTTCGGTCAACTTCTTAGCATTCACAATTGTTGTACTGAATGCTTCACCTTCTGAAGTTCCCTTCAGTGCAGCCTTAGTCAAAGCAATAATTTTCATTGAGATTTTTAGTTTTTTACTAGAAGCATCATCTTCAACTAAAGGACCAACTCTATCTTGAACAAAGTCTCTCAAATCAGAATATGGTTTGCCGTGCATCATAGGTAAAAAATCCGAATCTGTCAATCCCTTGTAACGAATGAAAGGTTTCATACCATCATATTGTGATACTTGTTTAGAAGAACCGTACAAGCTTGTTGTTTCAAAGAGACACAAATTCATTCCATACTTCTTGTTCACAATCTCACGGACCGTATGTGAAGTACAAATTGCAGCCAAAAGTTTACCACCAAGATAATTGAAACCAAACGGTTGACTTGGAACAATCACAAAACCCATCATGGCAGAATCATTGAATCTTTTACCCCATTTAGGATCTTGTGTAAACACTTGTCCTAACATTTCATTTCTAGGTTTGCAGTTGATTACTGGTGATGCTAAACGAATGAATCCTAGATACTTTCCTGTTTTGTTTTCTCTGACAGCCAAGTGTACACTACGACCAACTGGCCGGATATTTATATGTGATGAAGTAATTGCAAGTAATGTTTCCCAGGTTTCTGTTGAGATTTCACATACCTCAATTTCCATATCATTTGGATGCATGGAGAAATCGGAGAATAATTCATCTTCAGGAGGAAATAAGAAAGAACCTAGTTCAGCCAAAGAATTGAGTTTTTGGTCACGCATGTATTCATCAATACGTTCAAAATTACCAAAGTAATCTTGAAATGCTTTAGCGCAATGAATTGCATCTTCTTTAGACAACATCATATTTTAAATCCATCAAACGATTTCTTGGCTTTCAATTCACGTTCACCAAAAGTGTTAATTGGTTTATCTTGACCTGCATCAGCTAGTCCATCTTGACCGGATTGTTCTACATCATACAAACGCATTTTACTTCTGTCAACACCGAGGGTGAACCTCTTGTAGTATGTAGGATCGTTGTAACGGTTCTTTAATTGCTTAACCATAATCTGTCCAAGTTCTTCCAGTTCTTCGGAAGAAATCAAGGCAAACATCAGGTCAGCAGTTGCAGGTAGACCAAAAGATTCACTGGTGTCTTCAAGACCTGGATCGGAACTACTGAAACCACTTCTTGTAGTTTGTGTAGCTGAAACAACAGGAACTTTGAATTCAACAGCCAAACCTCTAAGTTCTTCTGCAATAGATTTTACATAAGTGTAAGAGTTGATGTTTGAACCAGGTTTAATCCTGGAAGAACAACAAATATTCAAGTAATCAATAAAGATAATGTCTGGTCTAAATGACTTTTTCAAATATAGTTCATTTAGCAATGTTCTGAAATGAGTTGCAGATGCTGATGCAGTTGGATACTCTTTAATGATTAATTTACCAGTTGTTTTAGATTTAACTTTTGCAACTTTCTTATCATACATTTCTTTAGACAAATCTGTCAAATCATCCAGTGATACATTCAACAAATTGGCATCGATACGTTCTGCTATCTTTTCTTCGGCCATCTCCATCGTGATATACAATACGTTACGGCCTTGAGACATAGCACCAGCGGCAACATGACACATAAACAAAGACTTACCAACACCAGTACCAGCCAAAGCAATGTTAAGGGTTTTTGCTGGGAGTCCACCTTTTGTGATTTTGTTGAAGTAGTCAAGGTCGAATGGAATTCTTTCTTCCTTTCGGTGATAGAATTCATATCGTTCATCGGAGTTCTCAAGATAATCGTGTCCAACAGATGTATCAAAGCTTACTCCAAGTGCGTCCGATAGTATCTTGGGAATCTGACCTTTGTCGTGCGTTTTGTCTTTTCCATCGAGTATAGAAATCGACCCCAATACTGCGTTGTATATGGCTTTTTCTTGGCAGAATTTTTCTGTCTTGTCAACAAGCCATTGAATCTGCGATTGTTCTGACTTAGTTTGCTCAATTTCTTTGAGATATTCTTCGCACTTCTCCACTTCTGCATCTGTGATATTGCGTAGGTCTTTGACGGCCAAACCAAGAGCTTCAACCGACGGTGGTACATTGTAAGTGCTTGTGAACGATGTAATCTCATTATAAATTGCTTTCTCTGTTCTGTTTGAAAAATATTCTTCTTTTAAAAATGGAAGGACTTTCCTAAGATAATCTTCCGAGTAAATCAGGTGTTTCAGGATCGTTGTCTCTAGTTTCATCAATTATTTCCTCATCTATATTGGCAGACATTAGTTCCACCAACAAATCGCCTGCATATTGTTTGAAAACCGAGTCTTTCTCCAAGAGCTTCGGCTTCATCACAGGACATTCTAACACATAATAAGCAAAAAGTAAATGGGGTCCATCGGTATACTCCTTAAAAGATACCTTACCATATTTAAATAAGGTATCCTTATAGTCACCAGTTAGAATTTTGATATGTGCCGTTTCTTTATCATCCTTAGGATAAATGAAACAGTAATCTATTCCTTCAATCATTCCGATTCTTGCATAATGTCACCTGAGGTAACACTATACTTCTCCTCAACATATTTCATAAATGTTGGATCTTCCAAAATAGAAGTCCAGAAATCTTTTGTATCAGTATCTTTGATTCGGTATTTTTTATCTTCAACTTCACCAGTTTCAGCATTGACCTTAGAATACCAACCATTACTTGGTTTTACAACATGTTTCGATTCAAGGGCAATGTCAAGTAAGCCAGACCACTTGCTAATACCGCCGTCAAAAGATACAGAAACAGGTATTTTAGATTTTTCTTTAACATAACGTGATTTTTCTACATTGATAATGAAATTGTAACCGACAATCTCGGTGCCTTCTTTTTCTTGTTGGCGACCAAGAATGAAAATATTATCGGCAGAATAATAAGAACCTGTACCACCACCTACAATGTCTTTAGGAAACATTCCGATTTCTTTGTAAGTGTGGTTGACAACAACCATTGGAATATCTTTTAGGGACAGATGTGGTGTGACCATACGAAACAAAGATTTAACTTGTTTAGCACGGCTCATATCAGCCACAGATTTTCCATCTAATGCATCTTCAACTTCTTTCTTGGAAGCAAGATTACCAATAGAATCGATAACGATGATAAGGTGTTCACCACGTTCCAATTCTGTCAGTTGTTTCATAATATCAAACTTTAACTGTTCAATGTCGGTAAGAGGAGTATGCAACACCCTATCGGTATCAATACCGAATGAATCAAAGTAAGATTGAGGAGTGCCAAACTCAGAATCATAAAATAGTAAAGCTGCGTCATCATATTTGTCCATGTAAGATTTTGCCATCAATAAACTGAATGCTGTCTTAAAGTGTTTTGATGGACCTGCCCACATTGTAAGACCTGGTGTTAAACCGCCGTCGAGTTTTCCTGATAGTGCAACATTGATAATTGGCACCGCAGTTGAAATCATATCTTTGTTTAGAAAGAATTTTGATTTTGATAGAATTGCAGAATCTTTGATGCTGCTGTTCTTTTTGATTTTATCTAATATACTCATATTGTTCCTTAATTAAAAAAGTCATCTAGTGTCGTTTGTTTCTCTGTTGACCAACCCATGCAATCCAAGATAATCTTAATTGGTTCCAAGAATGTCTTTTCGAATTGTGTATTGTAATCGATGTATTTTGAAATGTCAAATTCTTTTGGCAATCTTGTTGGATAAGAGATAACCGTATCTTTGAATGGATTTGGCATAATCAAATATGAAAATTTAATCTTCTCACCTTCTTGAATCAGAGGATACTTCTTTGTCAACTTCATTTCTTTGAGATAATGATTGTAAAGAATTGCGCCCTTGACATGAATTGGTGTACCAGATTTGTACAAACTATTACTATCGGAATACTTACTTAGGCCATTTAATCCGCGAGGGAATGAAATGTCTTCAGGTGGCAGTCCAGTAAAGTATTTCTTAAAGTCTGCAATAAACTTATGCATATCTAACTCTGTGCCAGAAATCATAATTTGAATAGACTCTCGCATCTTTGACCGAACGGCCGCAGGCGTGGAAGACTTAATCATTTCAAGACCCATAACTTTCAAGTCAGGTTCATTGTAACGAACACCTTCATTATCATATACATTCATAATGTAACGCTTCTTAGCAGTCCAGATACCTTTGTCTGCAAGAGCTTCACGTTTCATCTGCATCTTCTGTGCATATCCGTGAACATATTCGGCCAATTCATTGAATGACTTATCAATATGTGGTTCAATCTTATCTTTACAAACTTTGTCCATAAAATCGATAACTTTGGTCTTAGGCATAGAAACTACACCATCAACACCATATACTTTATTGACCAATGGCCCAAGTTTCAAGTAAATTGAATCTGTGTCGGATGCAATAACATAATCTTTATCTTCCGTTGACAGAATCTTGTTCATGTATTGATTAATTTTGTTTTCAATCCATCGAATCGATAACTGACCAGCGGTAGTAACACCCAAAGCCATCCGTAAGTCATAGAACCTAAAATACTGAGAACCAAGGGCACCATAAGCAGAGTTAAGTGAAACTTTCTTCGCCAATTGTAGATTATTAAATCGTGCAATTCGTTTTTCGATTTCATACTTTTTGGAATCATCTTTTTCATTTTCATAATCCTGCTTGGCATTCAACATCATCTTCTTGAATTTCTTGCGGTCTTGATACATTTCATCCATCATCTTTGGTAAGAAACCTTGAACATCTGTACGAAAGAATTGACCGTTTGGTGTAATCGTTACATTAGATATTTTAGACAAATCATTTTTACGATGTAACATCTTTTCAACGTCAACACCTTGAGAGAGTACCTGCCGCATCTCATCTGTATAATCTTCAGGTTCAATGAGTGTTTCTGGAGAAATATTGTATTGCATCATCAGATGAGGATACAGAGAATTCAAGTCAAATGATGCAACCCAATCGTGGGCGCCGACTTGAACTTCTTTAACGTATGCACCGGCAAACATTCCATCTTTTTCATGTGATTCTTTTGGCGGAACAATGATGTTATCTTGTAACAATCGATTATATGTAAGTGCATCCCACATGCGTGTCTGTGCAAATATATCTTCATAGTTGCATTTTGTATCGTATGCAAGAGTTAAACCCAACTCCAACAGTTTCAACTTTTCTTCAAGACGGATAATCAGCTCAACGTCTTTAATGTTGTACTCAATAAACTTCTGATAGTTCAACCGATACAATTCATGCAGGTTATCATACTCATCATAAGACAATTTACTTTCACCAATCTCAGCCGAAGCAATTGCATCCAAACGATAAGACTCCTGTGATTTACCATCAGGAGCATACCATTTGTATAGTTCAATATAATCAAGTGATGAGACACCTGTAATATCATATGCGGTCATAGGACGGCCATTGATAATAGTCTTGCGTTCACCAATGTATTTCCATGGTGACAGTAGTTTGGTTTCTTCTTCACCAACGATTTTGCGGAAACGATTAATCAGATATGGAATATCGAAAAACTTTGTATTCCATCCAGTCAAAACATCAGGACAGTTATTAGTCCAATGTTTTAAGAATCTTTTACACAAAGTCCATTCATCTTTACATTTAACGTATACTTCATCACCTTGCACAACATAATCACCGCAACCAAACACCAATGTAAGTCCATTGATATATTTCAAACAGATTGCTGTGATAGGTTCATTCGCAAGATAAGGATCAGGGAAACCATTTTCAGAACCGACCTCAATATCGACTACGCCAATAACGACCTTATCTTGTTCCCAATCGACCATACCTGGATGTTGTTCACCGATGAAGGCGTACTCATAACGATTGTTTCCATAGATTTTTGGCGCACCGGCAACATCTTTAAAGCCCTTGATATATTCACGAGCTTCACTAATGTCATCAAAACGCTTGCGGTCTAGGGTTTTGCCGTCAAGTGTCTTGTACTTGCCGGTTTTTGCGCGGATGTAGAGTGATGGTGAATAATCAACTCTTTGTTTGACTCTCTTGCCATCAATAACGCCTCGGTAAAGAATACTGTTACCGACACATTGTACATTTGTATAGAATCTCATTAAACGATTAGTTGTTTTGCTGGAGGAAGAACAATACCTGAACCAAAGATTTGATTATAGTTAGTGATAAAATCTTCTGCTGGAGTGTAGTGATATACCACATGTTTTTTAGGGAGAGAAATGATACTTCCTTTTACTTGTGGTGCATGAATTGGAAATGGTGCGAAACCGACATTAGGTTGCCCATTTTGTCCACGCACAACTGCAATTCCCACCGGATTCTCAATAATCCATTCTGTTTCTGTGGATGATTGCACTTCTCCAAGAACTTCTTCGCCTGTGATTAGTTTTAAAACAATTATGTCCATTGTATGTCCTTTATAAATAATGGCTGATTTGATTCGATAGTATACTATTTTTTGTCAGCTTTGTCAACATTTTATTGGTATACTTATGGCTACATTTTGGTCTATCGCATTAGTTTCTGCTGGGATTATTACACCAAACATTCAATACGTTGGGCATTTCCAAAATGAAACTCTTTGCCAAAAAGCCGTTGAAGTTTTAAAAGTCCAACAATTTCCACAGCAAACAAAAACAATATGTGTAGAATTTCCTGAACCACCGGAACTACCACCAGGCCCGGCACCAAAATCACCATCACAATCTATTAGCTCGAAAGACGCAAGAAAATGATTGATCCGTTTACCGCCTTTGCGATAGCACAAGCAACAGTTGCTGGTATTAAGAAAGCAGTTGCATTGGGAAAAGATATAAACGGCCTAATAAATGAATTTAGCAAATTCTATAATGCTGCCGACGAGGTACATACTGCCAGTGTTAAATTAAAAGTCCAAAGTATCAGGATGAGTGATGCTCAAATTAGTTCTCAGGCTTTACAGGTGGCTATGCATTCAAGAGCATTACGCCAACATGAAAAAGAACTCAAGGATATTCTGTTTTGGTCTGGTAATGCAGATGTTTATTATGAAATGCAAGCCGAACGATTACGCATGATTGAAGAACGTAGAGCTGAAGACCGTCGAATTGAAGAAAGAAAACAAAAAGACCGTGAAGCCAAAGCGCAAGCAATAATGGCCACTTTATGGATTATGGGTTCTCTTTGTATTATTATACCATTGTGTACAATACTATTTCAACTGATAACAGTTAAACACTTATAATGGAGCGGGATAAGAGAATCGAACTCTTGACCGAAGATTGGAAATCTGCTGTTTTACCATTAAACTAATCCCGCATAAATTGCTGTTCTATCAAAAAAGATATTGAAAGAAAAACTTATTCTTTTACTATCTGTTTCATTTCTATTTATACCATGTTTTAACCAACTCGGAAATAAAATTAACTGACCTACTTTTGGTTTAATATACATTCTTTCTGGTGAATATTTCCAAAAAAACAAAGAACTTTCTAACATCTGATTCATTGCATTTTCTATCCATAAATCACCATCTTTTCCAGTTGTCTGTACATAATAAACTCCAGAAACATCACATGGGCCATGGCTATGTCTATGTGAATATTGTCCTTTTGTTGTTTCTGTCAACCAACTTATTGTTTTGTAAGGAATGTTATAATCGAATCCAACTGATTTGGCATATTTAACCAAATGATAAAATAGTTCTTTTTCGAAATATTTTAAATTGTGTTTTCGTATTAAATCTTCACTAAAAGTTGGATCACTTAACAATTGTATATCACTATGCCAAATATCTTTTTTCTTAAACTCAATAACTTCTAAAACTTTTTTAAATTCAACCTGTATATTTCCTATATCTTTAACTTCACTACTATACACCGGTATAGGAAACAAAAACTGTGTTGTCATAAAATAATTTTTAAATTTGGTTGCAGAGGCAGGATTTGAACCTGCGGTTCTTGGCTTATGAGACCAAGCGGATAGACCACTTCCATACTCTGCGATATTATATATATGTTTTTTCTG